TACGGTAGGAGCACTGCTGGAAGACTGCTGCGAGATCTGCAATGTCCCTCTGTATACACAGGTCAATACGCTGCTGAATTATGATTATGTCATTAACAGCGCGCCGGACGAAGAGGATCTGACATACCGCAGGATCATCCAATGGATCGGCGAAATTACCGGCACATGCGCATACATCGACTGGGACGGAAAACTGCGGATGGAATGGTATCATGCCACGCCCACCAAAATTAGCTCGGCCGTCCGTTATACGTCGGATCTGTACGAAAACGATATTGAAATCACCGGCGTGCAGATTACGGACGCCGAAAAAAATGAATATCTGTCCGGAACAGACGCGTATGCACTGAATATCACGGGGAATCAGCTCATTCAGCACGATTTTCAGACTCTTGCGGCCTCGCTGTACAACAGCATCGGCGGGCTTACCTATCGCGCATACAGCTGCACGACCAGAAGCATGCCGCACCTGTATCCGCTCGACAAGATCGCCTATGTTGATAAGGACAGCGTGTCACATGATACAATTATCACGCATTACACGTTCAAGCTTAATGGCCGCACCTCCGTTGCAGCCAAAGGCCAAACGACCACAAATGCGGGATATGCGTCAGCCAACCCGCTCACCAAGCGGGAACAAGTCATTCTGGAGGCGATGAAGCAGGAGACCAACAAGCAATTGGAATCCCGACAGCAGGCTGTTCTGGAAATGAACGAGGTAATCAGCAATTCGCTTGGCTTGTACCGTACTGGCGTCGAACAGGCGGACGGATCCACGATCTATTACTACCACAACGGCAGCACATTGGATAACAGCAACATTATCTATACGTACCGCGCCGGAGGCTTTGCATGGACGGATGCATGGGACGGCGAAGACACGGTATGGCAGTACGGAATCACCAAGGACGGCAATGCCGTGCTGAACATGCTGTCAGCGTATAAGATCAGCACAGATATGCTGTCCGCCGGCTGCGTCACAACCGAAAAGCTCGAAACAAGCTTCATAGAATCCATTGACGACCGTTTTGAGCTGGTCGTAAAAACATCGTCCAGCGGATCTTACTCGGTGAATTCTGCCGGAATTGTAGCGGCGATCAATGCATCCGGAAGTACAGTACAGATCCACGCGGATAAGATCTATCTCAACGGTCAGACAATTGCAGATGCCATTACAGCCGGAAGCATCGTCACCGGCGCTATTGATGTCACCAATGCGCTTGGATATTCGCTGCTTTACGCAAGCACATACGACCAGAGCATGCAGATAGGCGGGTTCACGGTATCTCGAGGGGCAGCCAAAGGATATATTGCGCTCGGAAAATCTGCGTACAACGACAGCAATTCCGGCGTATACCTGGGAACCGACGGAATCGGACTGGGGAGCCAGACGTTCTATGTAACATCCGCCGGGTATCTACACGCCCAGAACGCCAATATTACAGGCAGCACATTCACTGGTACGTTGAATGCGGGAACAGTGCTGGTCAGTGGGATTACATTAGGAGCGTTCGTCAATCCAGGATTTGAGGGATATGGACTGCTACAGACGACGAACGACGCGTCTGGCGCATACCACAACATCGTCGTAATGAATGCCAGTCAGATGCTGGTAGGCCGCGAAATGCCAGGAGACCGAATCAATGGAATGTCGGTGACTGCTGGAGGGACCTACCTATACGGCTATGCAGGCGAAACATCTGATCTTCGAGCAAAAAAAGATATTTCGGAAGTTGATGATCGGTACAGCGTATTTTTCGATTCGCTGAAACCCAGACTCTTCAAGTACATCGACGGGGATTCCGGCCGAACCTGGACCGGATTCATTGCGCAAGAAATCAAAGCTGCCCTAGAGACAGCTGGATTAACTACGCAAGAATTTGCGGGAATCGTCATCCCTCCGGAGGATCAATATAATCAGAATTGGTCACTTAGATATGATCTATTCATCGCCCTGTGCGTGAATGAGATACAGAAGTTGAAAAAAATCATCAAAGAAAGGATCGCGTGAACGATGAAACTGGGAGAATTAATGAAAATCAGGGCCGTGCTGATTAAGCACAAAGACGTCGCGGACGGGGTATCAATACAAACCAAATACAAGATCACGAAATTTTTGGTTGATACAGATGCAGAGGCGTCCTTCTGCGGGAAAGCGCTGCATGAATTGGAAGCGCAGTATTGGGCAGACGGCAAGCTTCGGGAAGGAACCGAGGATGAATACGCCTCAAAAGTCAACGAGCTAATCGATATGGAGGTTGATAAGAGTGTGCAATTTTCGATGGAAGAATTGGAGCATTTTTCATTATCCGTAGAGGATTTGCTGTGCCTTTACGGGTGCATTGCGGAGGAATCACAATGACGCAGGAAGAAATCATTATCAAAATCACAGAATACCACAAAGAGATTGGCAGTCTGAAGCACCGCATGGATGACTGCGAGCGGTCACAGGAAGGGCTTGCCGCATTGGTTCGGTCGGTGGACCGGCTGGCGATCAACATGGAGAGCATGCTCCGAGAGCAGCAGCATCAGGGAGAGCGTCTGGAACGCCTGGAGCAGTCGCCAGGGGAGGACTACAAGTATTATAGGCGCCTGATTATCGGGTGCGTCATAACAGGCATTATCGGCGCCGTACTAGGCGCCGTTTTTGCAATAATTTTGTAAAGAAAGGATGATCACAAATGAATTTCGAGGATTACATTAAACCGGAGCTGCTGGTGCTGATTCCAGTGCTGTATCTGGTGGGCTTGGCGATCAAAAAATCAAATCTGAACGATCGCTGGATCCCGATCGTGCTGGGCGCTGCCGGCGTCGTGTTGGCGGGGCTGTACATTTTTGCGACAACGGATATGTCCGGCGGGAAAGACGCTGTAATGGCCGTTTTCGTGGCTCTGACGCAGGGTATTCTTACGGCTGGAGCAAGCGTGTATGCAAATCAGATCTATAAACAGATTACGAAAGGCGGAGAAGAAAAAAATGATAACGAGTAATGAATTTGTTCAGAAATTAATTGATGCGGCGAAAAACCACAAGACGGTCTATGCGAACGGCATGTTCGGGCACCTTATCACAGAAGAGATTGTATCGCAGAAGGCGCAGCAGCTGCCGGGCTGGTATACCGCCTCCCGGCAGGCGGATCTTCGCGAGCTGATTGGAAAAGAGTATTTCGGCTTTGACTGCGTCTGCCTGGTCAAAGGCATCCTCTGGGGCTGGAATGGCGATGCGTCGAAAAAGTATGGCGGAGCCGTATATCAGTCTAACGGTGTGCCAGATATCACGGAAGGACAGATGATAAACGTTTGCAGCGGTGCCAGCAGTGATTTTTCGAGCCTTGTTCCCGGAGAATTTCTTTGGATGCAGGGGCACTGCGGCGTATACATCGGAGACGGACTTGCTGTAGAATGCACGCCGAAGTGGGACAACTGCGTCCAGATCACGGCGGTAGGCAATCTCGGCGCAAAGTCCGGATATAATAGCCGGACATGGACCAAGCACGGAAAGCTGCCGTATGTGGAATACGTACAGGCGGGACACGAAATCGCTGCTGGAGACTTGGTGAAAATTGCATCGGATGCCGAATATTACGGCGGCGCGGCAATGCCGGCATGGGTTAAGGATCAGAACTGGTATGTCAAGTCTCGTGACGGAGCCCGCGTGGTTATCGATCAGAACGAGGCAAAAACGAACTCTATTGACAGTCCGGTGGACGTCAAGTATCTGACACTTGTCGGATCTGCTGAAGCGGAACCGGAGCCCGTGCCTGCCGCCGACACGGTAACGGTAGAGCTGCTTACGCTGCGCAGGGGAGAAAACAGAGGCAATACGCAGATCGGTACCGTGCAGACGATCCTGAAAGCAGCTGGACTCTATACAATGGACGTCGATAACAGCTACGGGCCGGGGACAGAAACAGCCGTCAAGAAATTCCAGGCCGCAAAAGGGCTGGAAGCGGACGGCGTTGTTGGGATAGACACCTGGACGGCGCTGCTCGGCGGCTGATAATAACATAGAAGCCGATGCGATCCATGCACCGGCTTCTATTTATTGGAAGTTGATTTAATCAGATAATATCTGAACTGTACATCCACTACAGTGTTAGATAGATTTAAGGCAGTTTTGTTACATACAAATTATTATTCAAGCTTGTAAAATCATTTCCCTCTATGGCCATATGATATACTTTGTTTGCCACAATATCAGCAGCTCTAACTAGAGTTTTGGAGGCTGAATTACAAAACTCTAAATTTACACAATTTAAATCTGGAAAAATAGGGGGAAAATATTTTCCATAATCCCAATTGTATGTACCGCGCTTAAACTCTTGTTCTAATAATTCCTTTAGTTCATAACGCCCATTGGTCGCAGTGGTATGTTCATCAATAAAAAAGCGAATACATTTTACTTCCTGTGGATTGATGAATCCGTTTGAAATAAGATTTTCAAATTTTCTTTTTATGGAAATTTTATATGCATAGTCTAAATATCTCTGTTTATCTTTTTTGCTTTTGAATATTTGATCAAGAATGGATTTTTGATTAATAATTACTGCAAATTTTTGTTCTGCGTTTAAGGAACGGTATAATTTATTTTTACTTTTATTTGAAATTGTGCTAGCTTTAATTTCTTGGGAATATTGTATATTCTCTGATGCGCGAATTCTCTTTTCGGCAGCGGAATACTTTCTGGAGCATATTTCTTTTTGCTCTTTTGAAAGAAAAAGCAAGCCACCAAAAACATAAATATCATTATGTATTTTGTCAAATACACCTGATTCATCAGAATAGATAAATAAATCCATAAAATACTCCTAAAAAAAACCGCCTAAAAAAGGCGGCCTCGTGGTCGGCGACAGATTATGCCGCTTAAACGTTAATTCGATTACACGAGTATACAGCGTATTTCTACCTGCAGTATTATTATACGCAATATTTTATAAAAAATCAACAGTTTTTTTCTTCCGATCTTCAATCGCATACAGCATTGGGCGTCCCTTACGGACGCCCAAAACTTACCACACTATTTTAACATTTTCTTCTACCGTGTTGCCGTGTTCATCAACAACCATGAACGGGGAGTCCCAATCGCACGCATCTGCTTCTTCCATCACTTCAGGATCATAATTTTCTGGGTGTATTTTTCACATAATAAAAAGCCTTGTATCATAGGGATTTTAACATATTGTTTATAAAATATAGTACAATTATCAATTAATCCGTATTTTGAAAAATCCTTACATTACAGCAAAAATCGCGTGTTTTTGATTAAAAACGAAAACAAAACAAGACGGTGAAAACTGTTGACAGGCAGTCATATATGTGCTATACAATTGACATAATTTAACATGTATACCGTCCTGCTGGGAACAGGACGGAAGAACAGCCGGACATCTGGTACATGCCGCAGCTGCACAGGATAGCGATTGCTACCCTAGATGGATTATTACCATTTTTGTGCACGTTATGTATCTGGTGTCCGGCTTTTGTGAAAGGGGTGTTTATATGAATGTTGCATTTTCAAAACTTGAGACGCTAGATGCTACAGTTTTCATCGATCCATCAATACCGGTGGAGGTGGTTTTGCTCAAAAACCGCAAGACAATTATCGCAAAAAGCCGCGAATCCCTTACACGTTTTGTACACGATTTTTATGGTTTTTCGTATTTTAAGCACATAGGCGGATAACGGTATATTTTTGAAAAATGCTTTAACAGAAGGAAAAATGGATAATACATATCGTAGAGATTCGATAGATAATCAGCGGAATTTGTTCCCTCTGTCTCCACCATGTCGGAGCAAAGTTCGCTTTGCTCCGTTTTTCTTGCAAGAAAAACATCCGCCCGCTTCTCTGCATTTCCTCTTTCACAAAAAGTTACGCTCGGCTCGCCTGTTCGGTTGTAAACGTCCTTACGACGGCTCGCTGTCACTGCCAGCTTTTGCGTGTTACGAGGGTTTAACTCCCACCGCCGAAATGCCGAAAAAAATTTTTTCATGTGACTCTCACAAAAATCCTCGTACGAGCGTACCGGGATTTTTTCTGTTCCGGTTTGCTCCGTTTTTTTCCATAAATACTCGGATTTTCGGAAGGGAATAAGCAGTCCTGTCTTTAGAAGCTGCTTTTTTACAGAAGCCAAGTCTGTGTGGAGTATCGTGCCTGAGGATATGCGGCTCCTGGCCTGCGAAGCCGCCGCCTTTACAGGCAGAAGATGTAAACGCGCAATGGACGATATAGCCTTGAAAACATGTGATAAAGGCGGTATACTAAAAGCAAACGGGAAACAGTATAAAACTGTAATTTTGTACACAGGAGGGCGTAAGAACAGTGGTATTGCTGACGGCATTTAAAGGGGGCGCAGCAGCGCGTCGGAAAACCTGCCGGCGAGAGCTGAAGCACTTTCAGAATATCGATTCGGCCGTTTTGGGGCTGAATAATTTTTGCGGAGAACGGTTATGAAGCTGCCGGAGAATTTACCCAGTCTGAAAGGCCGCAGCAGAGAGACGCTGCTGAGCCTTCTGCTTGAAAATGAATACGGCTGTCCGCCGCCTCGCCCGGATCAAGTG